TTGAAGTACTTTCCTGTCTAAGAATAGATCCAAAAACTTAATAGAATCCCATACTCTAATAACACATATATTAGTTTTATAATCATACTGGCAGTTTTCCTGTAAAATAATACCAGTTATTATAGTTCCACCATTTCCGTCTTTAACACTAACCCTGCTATTATAAAGGCCAAAATCATTTAAATTAAGTTCAAAAATACTATTAAAAAAAGAATTGTTTTCTCTGAAACATTTAAACTCAAAATAAGAAGGTGATATTGTTGTAACGGAAACGTCAGACATAGACCATTCTGGGAATTTTTCATCCCACATTTCAGAAACTAATGTAGTTCCGCCATGTATTAGACTATAGCTCACTTGTTAACAATCTCCCCTTAACACTTCTTTTATAAATATCCTCATCTGCCAAAACACGAGTATAGGCCACCGGTTTGCTTTTGATAGTTCCTATTACTGCATCTAATTTAGAAGCTATTTCGTTGAATCCGCTTCTTGTATTAGCGGCAGAAGTCACGTTTACATGCTCTCCGCTCTCAACCATTATAGGGAAACTGTCGTTAGGATAGCCAGAAGGCACAACAAAGTCGTTCATTCCGCTTGCAGCCCTTACCGGTGTTCCTGCATTGTTTTTAACCGAACCGCCATTATGGAATAATCCACCGAATAAATTCCCCTCACCAAACATACCAACACCGCCAGGAGCGCCAAATAAACTAAATAAGCCAGAAACAGCAAAATCAGCAGCCATTCTTTTTAGCATATTTTTCCAACGATCTTCTATATTATCAAATTGACCGTTAAAAGACTGGTATAAAACGTCTGATATTTGAGAAGCCCAAGCCTGAGCCTGTGCGGTCATATTGGTAAAAGTTTCTTTTGATTCTTCGTCTAAGAGACCCATGCTCTCTGCAAGCTCTTTATTATGTTCTATAATTATTTTATTCCACTTAGCTATTTGTTCTTTTTTATATCTTTCGTTTTCTAAGGCATCTATATATCCAGCAAATGTAGCTTGTGAGAGATTTTCAACTTTAGGGGCTGATATTGCAGATGGTTCATAACCAGAAGGTATAATTTCATCAAGATTTAAAACTGCTAGTTCTGACAATAGTCTTATTTGTTCACCTACATTAATGTTTATACCACGTGTTGAGTCAATAAAATCAAGCTGCTTGAACCTAGCTTCACCCATAGTTTTGGTATATCCTTTTAGTATTCTATAAGCAAGTTCATCAGCTTCTGTGAAACTATCTAATCCATATTCGGCAGCAAATAAAGCTCTTCTAAATTTACCAGTCTTTTCATAACCATCTTCGATTAGTTGATTAAGCTCTTCTTGCCTGTCTAGCCCAAGTTGAGATGGTATTAAAGCCATTAACGCAATAGATAAAGGTTTTGCTGCTATACCAAATTTTTTTACATGTTTTGTTCCTGTTGCTATCTTTTTTATAAAATTAGCCCAAACACCACTAGTGGCGATTAAAGACCGTGCTATTTTAGGTAATATAAAGAATGCACCTAAAGCAAGACCAACATTTTTAATAGATTTTCTGTTTTCTACAGCTGCATTACCAAGGTCAATTAATGATTCAGCTAAACTACCCATTGATTCGGCAAGTGCTTTAATCTCACCTGTTTTTATTTTTTCACCAATAAACCTTTGTAATTCATCGGCAACGTCTGAAACTACTGGTAACAGCTCATTTCCTATTTCAGCACGCAATCTAAAAAATTGGTCTCTTAAATTAGAAACCTTACCAGCAAGTGTCTCATTTACAGTTCTTTGCATTAGATTATTGAACTTACCGCCCTCAGAAGTCATTGCTATAAAGGCATTTCTAACATCGGTAAACCCTATCTTACTTTCAGACACCATTGCAGTAATTTCCTGCTTGGTTTTACCCATAGAATTAGCAAGAGTTTCAAGTAAGGGAACACCTGAGATTGCAAAGTCTCTAAGTTCTCTACCTGTTAGCTTGCCCTGTGACTTTACTTGCCCAAAGTTAAGAGCCAATCTTTGTAATGGAACACCTAAACCAGCTGCGGTATCTCCAAGCATTTTCATAGTGGGAATAACGTTTTCAAGCTCTATACCCATACCCATAAGTTGTTTAGCATTGCTAACCACGTCTGGTAAATCAAAACTAGACTGCATTGCAAATTCTGATAATTCTTCCATTGTTTGTTTAGCTAGTTGAGCAGAGCCAGTCATCACTTCAAAGCTTAACCCCCATTGTTGAACAGAGGCAGCCGCCCTTACAGAATCACGCACAAATCTACCAGCCCCATAAACACCTATTACTGTTAAAGCATATTTGGCGACTAATATTTGATTACGCAAAGTACCAAAACTCCGCTGTAGCCCGTGGGTCTTATGGCGCATATTAACAAACTCTGTCCCTGTTTTCCTGGCAGAGCGTGAAGTTTGCTTAAATTCTCTTTGTGTACCGTCTGCTGTTCTATTTAGCTTGTTTAAAGAGCCTACAAGTTCATCAGTATCACGTTTAGCTTTCTTGCTTTTTAAGTTAACTGAGATGGTCATCTGTTTTTTAGAGCCAAGCATTATTTATCCTTACGTTTACGTTTTTCTGCTTCATTATAAGCCTTTATTATAACTGGTTGGCAGTCCATTAACCATACTGGCTGGTTTAAGTAACTGCCAGGGAATACGTAATCCCTTGTGTCTCTGTTCCGATAAAAGAATTCTATTGCTATATCTATCCATCTGGGTATCTTTCTATAGTTTTTGTCGCATACATCCCTAAATTCACAGTTATTACAAAAGAGCTTCTCGCCTATCTTGCCACCCAACAATTCTGGTATAGTATCTTCTGAATTGTTGAAATATAGCTGGGTGGCTGTTTTTAGTTTTTTAGGTTTTTATCCTTATTTTTATCCCAGCGATTATCGTGTTCTATAATGGCATTGGCCAGAGCCGAGAAGATATCATCAGGCAATCTTTCAATTACATCCTCTGTAGGTTTGTGTTTATCGATATTCCACCCGCATTTATCATGTCCACTTAAAGCCTGCCTTATCCTTATGATAAGGTATTTAGTGTAATTCTGTGATGGTTGTAACTTACCGTCAATAACACGCCACTTCATAGCTCTCTCTTCAAGTTCAGCTTCATCTGCTCGTGTCTTTGCTTTAATTGTTGCAATTAGCCCAGTTTCTTTATCCTCTATCGTTTTAAAGAAAGTAGGTTGTTCATTTACTAATACACATTTCATATTGCCTCCTATTTATCTTAATTAACCTACTGTTATTGTGATAGCTGTATTGCTTGCGTCACCCATAAGAATTTTAGTAACATCACCAGTATAAATACATTTATCCTCATCCGGTCTTGAAAACGCAGAATATTGACCATAAGTTGTAATAGCCCAAGTGTTAGTACCATCAGTTATACTAAAATTATCTGCTCCTAAAGTATCATCATAGAATGCAGACATCCTAGCACTTGTTGCCATTGTATAAATATAGGTGTAACTTAATTCACCCGATGTAGAGCAGACAGTATCAATTGTTCTGGTCTGGCTGTTCTGGAAACTAATATCATCATCGGCAAACTCATTAGTTAGAGTTAAGCTAAATGTATTAAAACTATCTATTGAAGTATCGGCAATAGTTGTAGCTGTTATATCTTGGAATAAGAACGGTGTCTGGTCTGGATAAGTAACATCTGTAATGGTTGTAAGTGTTAATCCACTAAATTCTGTATTATCAGCCACAGTTTTTGCTCTAAACGTAGCCTCATAACCAATATATTCTCCGTTACGATTAATTGTAAGCGTTTCCATTCTACAACCAGTAGCCTGAATGCCATCGCCGGCATTATCACTCGCTTTCGGATAAGCCTGCATAATAGTATAACTAAAACCGCCATCGCTTGTTTGCCAACTGTAAGGAGAAGCTGTCTTGTTGAAATATGCCTGTAAAAGCCATTCGTGGTCTGCTGTTAAAACACCCCTTAAAGTAACCGTTGGTGCTTTTCTGCCTTGTTTAGATTCATTAGACTGTGGCTCTAATGTCTGTGTTTTCTGTGGAATTTCTATCTGAGAAACCCCATAATCCCATTCCATTTGGTCAGGGAATTTATGTTCTGGTGTGGTTTGTGCAATTCCATAAGCTGTCTCTTTACCAACCAAAACTATTGTATTGTGTCTACTCTTTGACATCTTTCACCTCTCTCTTTGGTTTACTTACTATTTTCATTTTAACTAATTGATCATGAACATCATTTGGCACGTCTGCACCATCATATACTTTATATGATTTACCGTCTTTAGTGTGCCACTCTCTAGGCTTTATGCCTCTTTTAAGTTTGACTTTCATATTTACCTCGCACTTTTAAATTGAACCTCAAAATTTATAATCCTTAATGATAGATTGTCTGCTGTTCCTGCTACCTGATTGTTTAAGAAATTATCATCATCGCCAACCATAACATTTAATAGCTTAACACATTCAGCAGTACCGTTTAACGAAACATCATCAAGTATAACATCCTCAATAGAAGCCTGTAAATCATAGGCATTCTGTATTCGACTTACATATTTATTAGTAAATAAGAATACGCTAACTTGCATAACTCGCCACACGATACCGTTTTGTTGCATATCTTCAAGCAATTCCTCATTGCCACCCTTAATTAATGTGGCTGGTAGATTATTGCCTATCTTGTGGAAATCGGGAGTAAACCCTACAAAATTAATATCTTCTATGGTTTCAAGGTATGTTTTAATCTGGTTTAAAATAGCTGTTTGCTTATTTACCATTTTGTTATAATCTCCACTTCTTTTGAAATACTATTATAAATATAGTTTCTATCTGCTGTCGAAAGCTCAAAAAACTCAAACTTTGGCTGTTTCCCTTCGCCAAGAGTATGTATTCTTGCTTTTTTACGTTGAAAAGCATCTGGGAAGTATATCTTTGCACCATATTGAGTTTTACGAACAGCCATATCATTAAGCATATCACCATAAAAGCTCATATTACGTATTGGTTTGCGCCCCTTACTTGCTTTATAAGTTGCATATTTACTATTAAGCTTTACTCCAGGAGATCCTTGATAATCAACGCCACGCCTTGTTCTTCTTGCTATTCTATTCCTAACCTGTGAAGCTACCTTGACAACACTCTTATCAAGCTTATCAAAATCCCTACTCATTTTTCGGAATCCGTTTATAACACTTCTATTGCTCATCTGGTAAACCCGCCAGCTGCAAAAGTATCGTTTTTATATTCATCTACTTCTTCATCTTGGTCATAATCCATATTTTTAAGAGCCCAAACCCTATTAAGTTCTTCATCATATCTGGTCTTATATAGTCTTGATTTAACCCAGAAATAACTGTCCGTGTCACCCTTGGCTAAATCCTCATAGATTAATTGTAGGGTTTTAAAATCACTCGCTAAATTAAATATCTCAGGATTGATAATTAAATCTTTAACATCTTCACCGGCTTTAAAATCGATGTATTTACCAAAACCAGTTTTAAGTAATCTTAGCTCTACATCAGAACCCATTATTGTCTTTGCTAAATCTATTTTATCGTTCCAGTCAGATGAAGTTAAATCGTTTATTTCCTGCTCCCACTTTGCTATGGTAGTAGTTGTGCTAAAAATTGTATTGCCCCAGCTCATATCCCCTCCGTCTGCTGTTATATAGGTCGGTTCACCGTAAGTGCTAAAATTCTCATCGCCATCAATGGCATAAAACTGATAATAAAAATCTCCTGTTGTATAGTGTGTAAAAGTCTCATCAGCCCCAGAATAACTATTTTACTTAGTTTTAGCATTTTTAGACTTCCCTTGGGTAGTCGTTTTTCTTGTAGTTTTAGGAATAGCTTTCTTGACTTCTTTGCTTATATAAAGCTTCAAATCACCGACCGATATGATAAAATTCTTACCAGTATCTGGTTCGGTAACCTCTATTACATAATCATCAGTTATTGTATTAAGTTTTTTTAACATCTTTCCTCCAATTTAAAGGGCGGGGCAGGAAGCGAATCCCCGCCCCTATTTCATCTCTATACCGCAGCACAGAGAACAGCATCTACCTTTTCAGAACTTTCGTCTGCGTCAGTAGTGTATTTCAGTTGTACGTAAGTATGTCCCAGAGCATCAAGTAGCTTCTCAGGGATTGGTATTTCAGCAATTAGGTCACCAGCGGAGAACGCTAGCTCGCCGTCAGCACTTGTTTTATGCAGTGCGTAAATGTGTGCATTTGTTTCTGCTGTACCACCACCATAAGCCACCTTGCCTCCTTCATTATCAACAGAGAAAGGAGCTATTGCGCTTGCAGCTGTATCAGAACTATAACTTTCAAGCTCAATGCTGAATGCCTGTCCAGTTGCAATAGTAATATCTGTGTTAGCAAACACATAAATTACCTGTCCATAGTTAGTTCCTTTGCCTACATACGCCATATTAGTAGAATCAACTGTTGTTGCGTTTGGCAATGCTTGGGCATCGGAAAGTTCTTTGATTATTGTGTATCCGTATCTTGCGTCACTCATAATTCCCCCTTAGTCCAATACAGAGGTTTCAGTTGAAAGGATATTCTCATCCAATACGATTGGAATACCGTTCCAAGCTTCAACTCTGCGGTCGTAGTTGTTGCCAGCTGGAATCATTTCCAACTTACCATCTTTTAGTTTGTTCAACATTCTGCGACCAGTTCTGTTGCAATATAGGAAAGTATTAGTTGGGTCAGCGTTAACATAATCCAATAACAAGTCCATGTTGTCAGAAGTAGGTCTGCCATTATCAGCGTCCTGAATCTGTGTGTAAGCTGCTATATTCTTGCTGTCAAGAGCTTTCAATGCAGAATAACTGTCATAGAATCCCTGATATACAAGTTTCTTAGCAGCAGTAGTTGTGTTAGTTACTTCCATAACCGGTTCACCGCCGTTTACATAACTGAACTTGATAAATTCACCAGCTGCCATATGATTAGGGTTGAACAACATAGAACAAACACCTGGTCTCCAGCGAACAGCAAAGATGGTAGTTCTACTACCACTAGCACCATTAGCCTGAATAACCTTACCGTTACGTCTAGCTATTTGGTGGAATCCGTCAAACCCGCTTTCATCACCAAATGTAGAGTTTACACCATAGATAACTTGTTTGGCCAAGGTTTGTCCCAGACCTTCTAAGAAGGCAGGAGATTGGTTGCGGAAGAAGGCTTCTTTACCACCTGGATAAGAGTTTACAATTTCGATTGGTTCTGATTGAATAGAACGCATCAGTTTCAAGTCAGTTTGCACAATTTCGTCATCAACGGTCTGGTCGGTTGTGCTGCCGCCAGGTTGAATAAAGCTACCGGATGGTAAGGAACTTACCTTTTTACCTACATCCCACGCATTGTGAGAAGCACCTTCAAAAAGGGCTGTGTCCAATATACCAGACGCATTCAGAAGGCTGTCTATAACAGCAGGATCTTGTGCGCTAAATCCAGTAATTACTTTTCTTAAAGTTGCATTAGCCATTGTTTACCTCATTTTACTTTAAATATGTCTTTGTGTTGCGAATCTGAGCCGCCTTTGGGTGATTTGTCTTTCTTTAAATCTGGGTTTTCTTTATCGAAAAAACCGACATCATTGTAAATATCGAACATACTGTTGTTAGCTTCTATATCTTCTGGCTTAAGCTCATCAGTCATGTTAAATTTACCTATGATTTTATCGATCTTCTCTTTACGAGGGTCAGTCTCATCTACGTTCAATAACTGTTTCCGTTGTTCCCATAGCTGTTTCTGTTTCTCATTTTCGGACTTTTTCCATTCTTCATATTTGGTCTTATAGGTTTCCATATCTTGTAGTTGAGAGTCTTTCTGCTCAACCTTAGACTGCAGTCCCTCTAACTCAGACTTAACTTCTGCCAAATCAGCCTTCAATTCATTACGTTGCTTGATTACTTCATTAAATCTATCAATAGGTATGCCGTCAGTTTTTTGCGAGCCTGCGCTCGAAATGGCACTCTCTACCGCATCCATAATCTCACTACGTATTTGCTCATCTTCAATTTTCTTGATTTTGTCTTTCCAACTC